CCTTCTGGAGAGAGCTGACCGCATTGGGAATGCCACAGGCGGGGATATACCCTTTCCTAGTCTCCCCACGGAGCGTAGCAACCGTGAGAGGAATACTCCACGGTTGATCAGCTACGGAGGAGACAGGGAAAGGAGTAATCTCAGATCCTTTGTAGACGAGGCGTTTCGCAAACTCACAGAGCTCCGAGGAGATGTAAGTCTTCGAGGGAGACGTCTCGACACCCAGGATCTTCAGGATCGAGAGGTACTGAGAGGCCACTTTGTCATCGGCAATAAGGATATCGTCCCCAAGCAGGACGTACCTAGCCGAAGCTCATTTCACGTGAGAACGCCAACAGCTGAGGAACACCACAAAGTGGTGAGCCACAGCGAAGGCCCCTCACGAGGAATAGGCTCCCATCGGGTTACCAGCACGGTAGACGACATCTCCACTACTCTTAGTAGTGAAGGGGTAGCCCACCATGATGTTCTCCCAGTGGGAGACAAAGCGATCACTCAGGATCCCCTTGAGAACGAAGGAGATGAATCTAATCGGGAATCTATCAGTGGCCTTGGTAAGGTCCACCGAATAGAGCCTGACCGGATTATCCCCCGCCGTCCATTCCTCGACCCGCTTGTAGAATTCCCCCTGGGAATAGGTCATATCCTGAGGAATACTCCTCAGGATCCTAAAGAGCCGGTCGTGAAGCGGAAGGAGGGCAGCCTGAGACCAATAGTCCAGGATGGCAACCATCCGCGTCTTCCCCTCTTTATCCTGAATACCGGTGACCCGACGGATCGGGCCAACGGTCGGATCACCAAGAACCGCATGGTGATTGAGAGGAGACTTACGGCCGACAGACATTAGGTACCGCATCATCTTACCAAGACGAGGCCCGCCTACTACCTCGATAGAGTAGAGGAGGTTCTCGGGCAGGGACCAAAGGTTATCCCAGCACTCTAGGAGTGCATGGGTCCCCTTCGGCCCCTTCTTGGAGGTGAAATGGTAAGACCTCCACCAGCAGAAGTCGTCGATACCCGGATTCCTTTTGAGGAGAACCTTTCAGAACTCCGCAAGAGGCTTGCCTAGCCCATTGAGCCACTCAACGTCGAAAGACGTCGGGGACTCAATGGACTCGACATCAATCCGAACGGGAAGTCTTTCTCCCCTAAGGATGATTAGAGCTGCCAGGTAAAGCCGAAGGTGAACCTTCGACACCCGGTGCAGGTCAATCACTTCCTTCGGGAGGTGGAAGACCCGTACGAGTCGA